GTTTTACCCTAAGTTACTAGAAATCATTGGTATTAGGATTCTTGTGTTGAGTGATATGTGTCGGTGGTTGTGCCATGGCCAAGAAGTGGAGTTGCATTCTCTTTATGCTACTACTATTTCTTTGGCGGGGCCCGATCGATGTTCAACACCTATTTTGGGCAAATGTGAGATCCATGCGGTTGATGCTAAGGAGGCTATTCTGGCTGCAATAAGCACTCGTATCCATATGGCTGACAAAATTATTGTTGTGTTTAGGACCATTGGACCTGCGTCTGACGCCGGTGCCATGCATTTGGTGCCATGGGAGAGTTTTGAGGTTTTGATGAACTTCAGAGTGACCCCGTGTGTCAACAATACCTTTATCAAAAGGAACAGGTCCACAAACACGATGCCACCACCTAAGGTGGAGCCAAAGGTCGAGGATGAGTTTGAAGACGGGGGAGCCTTCGCAAAGGTTAACCGCATTTGATCCCACACCAGGGTTGTACCCTGTGTATTAAGTGTGTCCCACTATACGGGACCGGTGGTACCGGAAAACCAGTTACCACCAACTAGAGGGTGGGGGTGATGGCCTACATCCTGAACAACTCAAGATATGGACCGTTTATTTCGATCACCACAATTCCAGCGATTACTTTATGCAATTTCCCAAGTGCCATTGAGCAATGTGGCTAATTATATTAGTCGTATGCGGTACTGGGGGATAATTTTTAGGGATATGTGGAAGAATGGTAGTATCAAATGGGTTTTACGTTTGGTAGTCCGAGTGTGGACCAATCGCGCACTCAACCGGGCAATACCGTATGTCATAACGGCTGCGCCCATTCTTATTGCTTTTAATTCCAGACGGAAGATACACCGTTGGCTGGCCACCGCAATGTCCAAGATTGAACGTAATAGCGTAGTATTATTAGAAGCGTTCGATGTGGACGATAGTTGCGATGCCAGGGAATATGTTGGGCAACAGAACGGAGGGAACGAGGCGGGTGTTGTCCGTGAAAGAACTAGGCCCAAACCTAGTCTTGCCATAGCTATGGCTTTGGCCAGGCGTGCTTATCTGCAATTTGGGCCGAGGGCAAGATCGGAGGCTAATGAGCTTATCACCCGTAAGTTCTTGCGTGATGTTGTTTTGGAGTTGAAGGACTTGAGGATTAAGGATGCGTGTGCGGTAGTTGATGTCGCCCTGTCCCTTAGTTTTCTTCCTTCCGCAGCTCGTCGGGAAATGAATCAGTATGACCGCACGTTTGCGTTCGAAGAACGCAGGTGCGAAGTTCCTGAGAGTAGTTGGGTTGATTGGCTTCTGGGGCGAGTTCGCCCCGAGGTCAGCGCCCAATAATGCGGCCCCGTCTCCGTACGCGGGGTGGCGAGCTCTTTGAGTTCAGCCCCAGACCACCCCGATTTGCGCGTACATAGGCGATGGGGAGCTACAAAACCCAGGAAGATGGTTCGTGTCAGCGGGGTTTCTCCCCCCGTTGATCTTATTGGGTTCAACAATACAATTAATACGTTGGAGAGGGCGGTTAAAGAACGCGTCTTTTATGTAAAAGATCGAAGTGGCGTGTTCGTGGAACCCCCTAGACCCGTGGGTCAGCATTTCAGCACAGTTATGTCATCTGTGTTGGGACAGCTTAGCAAGTTTTTGCCTCGGACCGCCCCGTTGAGTAGAAGGGAGTTTGTTGACTCCTTCCGGGGCCGGAAGAGGAAAATCTATGCAGCTGCTTCGGAGGATCTCTTGAGGAAGGATCTTTCCCCGAAGGATGCTGAGGTTAAGGTCTTTGTCAAATACGAGAAGACAGATAAGACTCGTAAGACAGATCCAGTTCCTAGGGTGATTAGCCCAAGATCACCCAGGTACAATGTAGAGGTAGGGCGATTTTTGCGTCCACTCGAGGAGAGGGTCTTCCGTGCTATTGGGAAGATGTTTGGGCATCCAACTGTGATTAAGGGGATGAACTCACAGAGGAGTGGGACTGTCCTTCGGGAAAAATGGGAGAAGTTTGGTAGGCCGGTTGCAATTGGTCTCGATGCTAGTCGATTCGATCAACATGTTTCTGTCGACGCTCTGTGTTTTGAGCACGATGTGTATAATCGTTGCTTTCCTCGCAGGAGGCATCGGGACCGTCTCAGTTACTTGCTGCGTATGCAACTACGCAATGTTTGCCGTGGGTACACGGCAGACGGCAAGTTGAGATACACCACAAACGGGGTTAGAATGAGTGGGGATATGAACACCAGTCTCGGGAATTGCATCCTGGTCTGCTGCATGATTCGCGCTTATGCCCTTGATCGTGGTGTTAATTTGCAGTTGGCCAATAATGGTGATGATTGTGTGGTGTTCATGGAGCAACGAGACCAAGCCAAGTT